GAAACTCTTTGCTTTAAAGAAGTTCGTTTCCTTGCCCTCGACACGGACAACAACCCCCTCACGAATGTGTCGTGAATCGATGGTAGAGGGGCCTTCCATTAGACTGTCTACTAGAGCTTCCAGACTCTTGTTTGAGCCATTGTAAAAAACAACAGGGGCCTCTAGTAGTTCAGGAACATGCTTAATTCCTAGAGCATTACAGCGAGCCTTAACTTGCGGCCAAGAAAGCTCAACAACGTTGCCATCTTCATTAACTCGTGTAATGCGATAGACATAAAGATCACACTGCCCCGGCTCTGTACCGTAAGAGAATGTCATCTTCTTGCCGTATTGCTTCTTGATTTCCTTTAGCTCGTCAGTTGCGGGTTCTGACATGATCGGCTTCCCGTCAGTTGTGTAGCCGACAAGCTCAAAGTATAGGATTTCACCCTTGTGTAGATTTCCAACTAGCTTCTCGATGGCGTTCCAGCGGAATTCTTCTGATCCATAGAAGCCAGTAGAAGTATGGTCAGCAAGGATAGTGTTACGAGTGCCAAGCAAATGATTGTATTCACGAACAGTTCTTGCTGGTCTTCGTCTAATTCGATCACGGAGCCTACGCTTGAGAGTCTTTTCCTCAAGAACGTAACCAAAACGTCCTGATGTGCCATGTAGCTTCTCTGTGATGTAAATAACGGAATTTGGCTCGATGTTGTTAATATGATGCTTTAGCTGAGCAGTATCGATGTGCTTAGCAAATAGATCATTCTGCCGCTTTTGCTTCCCACCAGACTGCATAGCCTTCAGGGTTGCGGGCGTGTAATACTTGTTGCAGATCGGAACACCATTTAGCGAATCAAACTGCATTCCCTCTGTTAGAGTAGATAGGTCAACTCCGGTGAATGCGAATGAAGACAAGGGGGTCCAATAACCATCTGATTTTTCGCCTCTGAATCTCTGCGCCCGAACTCTACGATTCTTGGCGAAGAAGCCACCACGCTTTTCTCCGGTTTCAGGGTCGGTGTATCCAATTAGGTCGTTGGCAGCACACATCTCTTCAGATAGCTGACCATCAGGACCGAAGAACACACCAAGTTCCCCGTCCTTAACATCTAATCCGACAACAACCTGATATCCGTTTGCAGTGGCAAGCTGTAGCTTATCTGCGTTCGGGTGCGGTCTAGTTGAAACTCTACAAACTAGTGCTTGATAACTCAATGATATCCCTCTCCAATACTCTCTAGGGCGTCAACTAGAGCCTCGCCCATAAGGTCAATAGTTCTCATATATGCACTCGGATGAGCTTCCTTAATCCTCAGCCCATGATCCCATTCACCACTCAGATCGTAGTGAAGCAATGCATTCAGGATTCCCTCGATAAGCCTGTCTAGCTTTTCCTCGTCAGACACGAAGGCTGCTCCATGTGTACTCGTGAACTTGAATGAGCCAATTTTCTAGCATCCCATAGTCTGGCTCTTCCGGCAGAGAGGAATCTTCAATAGCCTTGCTTAGCCGTGCTCTCACTGCTGTTAAGTCTTCAAATACGTCTTGGAATGAATATTCGCCACGTCTAACTGCACGTAGAAAATCACCAGGGTCCTGAGGAATGGGTAAGGTAATGTGGCCAGTCTCCATTAGTTCAATGCCCTGGTATCCGAGTCTTAAAGCGTGCATCGCATACTTGGTGTCGTAACCAAAGCGTTCAACAAGTTCGGGGCGCTTTGGCATATGGCCTACATAATTTCCCTTAACAGACTCTTCGAATCTCTTCATTTGAGAGTCTAGATAGCCTAGATATCTAGGCCCAGCCTTCTTAGACACAATGTACTTAGTTGTTAGTCCTGTTAATTCGTGTCCTGCCCAATTCTTGTAGATCACAAACTCTCTCGGAATAAAGAGAGTCTGAATGATGCTTGGGTTGCCCTGCATAGCTAGATGTAGGAATTTGCGGAGCGAGTAAAGAACTAGATCAATATCCCCTGCCTCAGAACGAACACCTTCAGGCTTTGAACGCCACGTAAAATGATCTAGCTTGTCAAAGCCAATAACATGAGACTTGGTTTCAACAAAGATGCCCATTTCGTCATGGTCTTCATGTCCAGGCAATCCTGTTCCATGAACTTCTGAGCCAACAGTTGTGCGGTAAATCTCATACTTGAATGCTGGATGATCTTCGCCAACTGAATCGGGGATAAATCTCATAGAGGTAACTTTCTCTTGCTGCGGTATCTTTCTACCGCTTTTTCATTTCTACAGAGTCTACATCTTTTCTCTGTCGCAGCTTTGGAGTCTTCCATTTTATGCTTTCCACGTTACGGTGCGACTCTGCCATTTTGGACATAAGCTTCATAGGTAATCGGGAAGAGTCTAGCGAACTCTGCCTCCATCTTTTCCGCAACCATTTCAATCTCACGCTGCGGGTAGGAAGGGAACTTTGAATCTTCATGCTTAGTACGCAGCGAAAGAAATGCCATAAGTGAACGAGCATTACAAGTAGCGTACATAGAAGAGAAGATATTGAGTGGAAGTGTCATGCGAGCAACTTCCTTGGCAATACCAGCTTCAAGCAACATTTCGTAATTTCTATACGAATATACAGCAACGCTTCGATGACCAAAAATGACTGAATACTTCTGACTAACACTGCCCGCAATAAACTGATAATGTCCAGGCTTACCCACCTGAGTAATCGCACGATCCTCGGCGGGGATATAGAAGACCGGATCAAGCTGCTTATAGCGACCCGATTCTTCGTTGTAACTCCACCCAATTCTGTGACGATGAAACTCACGGAAAACGAAGATCGGGGCAGAGATATAGAACGTCATTGCATTGTGTTCAAATGGCGTACCATGCCGGTTAGCCATAAGAAAGTTAATGCGCCCTCTCTTAGACTTCTCACTTGCCTCTTCTAGTGAAAGTTCACCCATGGTTGACACGAGCATTGAGCGGATAACCGAGTCATCATTGCCCATGCTGTCGATAAGGCGCACGTCCACATCGGACTTAAAAACGATATCTGTCATGGGGACTACATTGGCAGACGCACAAGCCCGACATACCTCTGTTCAAAAATTCCGTATCACTCAACTCAGCTAATGACGCACCACTAGGGTGTTCACTGGTGAGGTGGGTCTTCGCATAGATCGGCCGGGTTCCTTTAGTCACCATGATTCCGCCCGTGGGGCGATGGCAAGAGGGGGTGTGGTGATCCTTCGTTTAATTGGTTTGTCGCACATGCCTTGATTGCGATGCGCTACCCTATTAATAGTAGTAATAAACAATGGGTAGAGTAGTCTCTATATATTAGTAGTATTACTATACTATAGTACTATTAGTAGTATTACTATACTATAGTACTATTATAGTATTACTATACTATAGTAGTATTATAGTATTACTATACTATAGTTATTAATAGTATTATTAGTGCTTCGAAAGTTTTTCCGAGAAAAGGCCGTAGTCAATTCCGTACATAATGTTGCACGGCTTCCGGCACTCCGCTACACTGTCGGCATGAGCCTCAAGCCCGACTATTTCACCAAGTCCGTCGAGGAAATCGTGGACTTTAAACTCCTAGAATTGCAGCAAGAGCAAGACGAAGCTCTGCGACTGTTTAACGCACTTGATCTGATTGCGTTGTTCCGTCCAGAACTCGATGAGTTGGAGCTATTTCAATACCTTCAAGTGGCGGGAATTGACACTGATTGCGACTTGACCCGAACGATGACTACTTGGTACGTTCGCCGTGATGCAATCAAGCTCCTAGTACTCGACGCACCGGATAATCTGACCGACCCATTTTCTGAAGACGATGCGTTATACGAGGGGGTCGGGGCTAAGATCGAAGCCACCAAGACAGATGGGGAATTCGTGAGACAATTCATGATCCCCAACATGTAGAAATACGCCGGATTAGCTCAGTGGTAGAGCAACCGCCTTGTAAGCGGAGATTTGCTTTACAAGGCTTAGACAGATACTATATACGTAGTGAAAGTGTGCTGCGTATGTGGTCTACCTAAGGAACTAGACCAGTTTCAGAAGAAAAAGAGAAATCGAGACGGACTAGATAATCGATGTAAGGCGTGCAAGCGGGAATACGACAACGCATACTATCGAAAGAAGCCGGATAGGAAATCTCAAATCCGAGCAGCGAATCTACTAAAGATAGAGGAAAATAAGACCAAAGTTTTCAACTATCTACTTGAGCACCCGTGCGTTGAATGCGGTGAGGACGATCCAGTAGTTCTTGAGTTTGATCATTTAGAAGATAAGAAAAAAGATATAGCCACGATGCTCGGGTCAGCTTATAGCTGGCAGTCTATCGTGGCTGAAATTAGGAAATGTCAGGTTTTGTGCGCCAACTGCCATAGGCGAAAGACAGCCAAGGATTTTGGTTGGTACGCATTTTTGCCTCTGTAGTTAAATGGTATAACGGCGGTCTTGTAAACCGCTATTGTGAGTTCGATTCTCACCGGAGGCTCTATGAGGAAAAAAGCTAAGGATGTTGATTTAGGTGATTCAGTTCTAGGTTATGGAATTGTGAGAGGGGTTAAGGAGAACAACCCTCTTATTCCGTCGCTTAGAGCAATGTGGGAAAAGACCTACACTTTCTATTTTGATGGTCACTCAGACCAAAATCCTTGGTCAGCAACTTTTGGCGCTAACACAGTGTTAGACGTTGTCCAGGGTTCGAATCCCTGATCCGGCTCTCTTTTTATTATGGCACTTAAGATTGGAAATCAGTTGAAGCCAACCGACGAACAAAGAGAGGCAATTACTTATTTCGCTGAGGGCGATAATCTAGTAATTGAAGCGGGAGCAGGTACAGGCAAGACTTCTACTCTTGTCATGCTTGGTAAGTACAACAAGGCTCCGGGCCAGTATATTGCTTTCAACAAGTCTATTGTTGAAGACTCAAAAGCAAAGCTTCCTGGCAATATCAAGAGCAACACTGCTCACTCCCTTGCCTTCGGTGCAGTAGGACATACCTACAAGAGCCGACTGTTTTCTGGTCAGCGTATGCGATCTATTGATATCGCAAACATTCTTGGCATTAAGCCCCGAGTTATTCAGCTAGATATGGGTGCGGGCCGTAAAGTTCTTTCTGCCTCTTATCTAGCATCATTGGTGATGCGAGGCATCACAAATTTCTGCAACTCGGATGCGTCAGTTATAGAAGGTCGTTTCGTACCCTATATTGATGGCATTGATATGCCGCAAGATGGCAAGCGGGGATACAAGCACAACAACGAAATTCGTTCTTACCTTGAGCCTTTCATGGAAAAGGCATGGGTGGACCTTCAGGATCACTACGGTCAGCTTCAGTTTAAGCACGAGCACTATCTGAAGATGTGGCAATTGGGCGAGCCTATGATCGATGTTGAATTCATCTTGTTTGATGAAGCTCAGGATGCTAACCCCGTTATCCTAGATATTGTTCGTCGTCAGGAACATGCACAGTTGATCTTTGTTGGTGATTCCCAGCAGCAGATTTACTCTTTCACTGGTGCTGTAAACGCACTTCAGAATGTTCCTGTTAGCAATAGAACTTATCTAACGCAGAGCTTCCGATTCGGGCCTGAGATTGCTAATTGTGCAAATAGGGTTTTGAGATTGCTTGGTTCTCCACTTCAGCTTAAGGGTCTGGATTCTATCTCAAGCAAGATTGGTCATTACGCCAGCCCCGATGTAATCCTTACTCGCACAAATGCTATGGCAGTCAAGTATGCGCTTGACTATCAGGCCGGGGGTAAGCGTGTCGCTCTAGTGGGCGGTGCAGATGAAATTGCACGTTTTGCCAAGGGAGTTAAGGAACTCATGAATGGGGGGAAGACCTCGCATCCTGACCTTGCTTGCTTTGATTCGTGGGATGAAATCAAAGAATATGTTGCATTTGATGAGCAGGGTTCGGACCTTAAGCTCATCGTTGATTTAATCAACCAGTATGGCATTGATGTGATTCTCGGTGTCGTTGGCAAGGTAGAGCGCAACGAGGGCAACGCTGATGTAATTATCTCTACTGCCCACAAAGCTAAGGGTCGAGAGTGGAATTACGTTAAGCTTGCTGAGGATTTCCCTTCGATTGAAAAGGCGGGAGCGGAAGAACTTCGTCTATTGTATGTGGCTATTACCAGGGCTAAGTTAGGCCTTGACGTTGGCATTCACGAGTGGCTTCTAATTAATCACAGCTAAGTGAGTTAGAGCCTCAAAACTGCTATTCTAGTCTTTCAGGAGACTAGGATGGCAACCCATAATACATATATCTTTAACGAAAGCAAATCCATCACCAAGGGCGCATTCGAACTCTACGGGTATTCATTCAAGTGTACCGAGGATGCTGAGTTAGTATTGCGGGACGGTGATGACGCCACCGCTGATGGCGTAATTTACATCTATCTCCTGACGGGGCAGTCTATTAGAGATTGCTTCGAAAGAGGCATTTCTTTTGCCAGGGGCATGTACGTAGACCTTGTTTCAGGACAGGTCCGTGGTTCCATTTGGGAAAAGAGATAAGGTAGGTGTTAATGAGTGGGCGGTAGCGTATCCGGTAATTTAGGTGGAGGATCAGGTGGCGGTGAGCTAACGCCAGGATCAGTCCAAACCATCCATATTGCCGATCTGGCCGTTACAACGCCTAAAATTGCTGATGGGGCAATCACATCTGAAAAATTAGCAGATGGTGTAGCTATTTCGGGTCCTGCCGGTGCAGATGGCAAAACCATTCTGAGCGGTACAGTCGATCCTACAACAGAGGGTGTTGATGGCGATTACTACATCAACACTACTTCGTGGTATATCTTTGGTCCTAAAGCCAGCGGCACTTGGCCCGCTGGCGTTTCTATTGTTGGCCCTCAGGGACCCGCTGGTACAAACGGTGCCGATGGTGCTGATGGAAATACGATCCATTCAAGCACTCTTGATCCACAGCCTCTAGTTGGTGTCACTGGTGATTTTTGGTTAAGAACAACTGATTATGTGCTGTTCGGACCTAAGCAAGTTGACTTCAATTGGGATGGGGTTGCAGAAGTATCTCTTATTGGCCCTCAGGGGCCAGCAGGCGCAGATGGCGCTCAAGGTCCCGCTGGTGCTGACGGTCTTTCCGCATATGAGATTGCGGTAAATAATGGATTTGTCGGTACAGAATCCGAATGGCTTGCTTCTCTAGAGGGTCCACAAGGTATCCAAGGTGAGCAAGGTCCAGCGGGAGCGGATGGTACTGACGGAAATACTGTCTTAAATGGAATAGTTGATCCAACTACTGAAGGCGTTGATGGTGATTTTTACATCAACACCACAACAAACACAATTTTTGGTCCTAAAACTGCTGGGGCATGGGGAGCGGGCACTTCTCTTGTTGGGCCTCAGGGTCCGGCAGGTGCAGATGGAGAAAGTGGAGCAGGTGGAGGGCTTAGATTTACATTCAACAATGATGGAAACATCGATGTAGCACCATCCGCTGAACAGTTCAAGTCAACATCAGATAGCAATGGCATAAATGTGTCACTGCACATCACATCTATCGACAACTTCGATTCTGGCACTTATCAACGTAGCTTTGGCCGTCTCGGAGGCAAACTAATCGTCACCGATCCTCTTACGGGAGAGATGGTGTTGGTTATGGTTAATATTGAGCAGATCGCTTGGAATCTTGGGTGGACCGTGTTCACCGGCACAGCAGAGCAAAGCGCCTCTCTGGTCAACGGCAAAGAATATTCAATTACTCTAATCCCATCCGCCTATGACCACTTTGAAGTATTAACATGGATGGGGATAGGATAATAGAATGGCACTAAGACCGAAAGTATTGTATAGGGGACAGCCTGGCACAACCGACACCCTTCTGTACACGGCTCCAAGCACCAATACGTTTTATACGATTGTTAAGACAATCTTGATTCACAACACGACTTCTGTAGCAGTTAATATTAAACTCTACACTGCTCCTAGTGGTGGTACTGCCGCTGACAGTAATAAATTCTTTGACGCAGATATAGCAGCGAATGGAACTGTTATGATTGATGGTTCGATCCTGCTGGATTTCCAAGAAACACTTAGAGCGATTGCCGGTAGTGCTAATGCTATTACACTAAATATTAGTGGAGTAGAATACACGCAATAATGTCTGGCATTTTCACGTTTCCTGAGGCATATCTAAATGACCTAGAGGTTGGATCAATCATCCCGTGGCCTGATGCTGGCCATATTCCTGCCGGGTTCTCTCAAGCTGACGGTGGAACACTTTCTAGGACAGCCTATCCAGAAGCCTTTGATCGTTTCGGTGAAGATTGGGGGGCGGGAGATGGCAGCACCACTTTTAATAAGCCTTCACTACCTATTGACACATTACCCTGGAACCTGCCAAGGGGCAGAGTCGGATATGCAGCTAAAACCACCAATACGACATTGTGGTCAGGCACAGATGTGCCAGGTCTGTCCGTTACAGTTAACTTGGTAGCCGGAAGACGCTACAGAATCTCATCTTTTTTGCGCTTGGCAGCAGCCTCAGTGGCAGCAGATAGATTCGTCCATATTAGGGATGGATCAAATAATGAAATTCAAATTGAAGGAAATTCTATTGTACTGAATGGACAGGCAACATTTAATCCATCAGTGATCGTAACTCCTGCTGTCAGCGGAAGCATGACGTATAAAATTTCAACAAACGTAACATCTGGAACAGTTACTCTTGTTGGTGGCGCAGAGTTCCCTGCATACATCATGGTCGAAGATATTGGGGCAGATACAACTCAAGCGCCTTGGAGCCAGGGGTGTTGGCTTATCAAGGTTAAGGACACTCAGCCATCTCTTGCTGGTCAGTCGTATGAGGTTGTTTCTTCTAGCACAAATCCGGACGGGGCTAGTGGCAAGATGATCTTTGAATCTGATACTGACAAGCTAAAGCTACATAATGGAGTTGATTATGTTGAAGCTCTTAGTATCGGTCAGTGGACAAATTACACTCCTGTTGTTACACAGTCTAATACTGTAAGTGCTACAGTTAATTATGCTAGATATTCAAGAATTGGTCGCACCATTACAGTTCAGGCCAATATTAGCGTTACGGGTGATGGCACTAGTGGACAGCCTATTCGGGTTACTTTGCCTGTTCCTGCTGCATATGTTGGCGCGCTAGGCACAACTATTGGGATTATGGAAGCCTATGACGCTAGTGCTACTACTGTCTATGGTGGTGGGGCCTGGCTTGGTGGTACAACAGAAGCTCCGTATGTCACAGCTAGACATATGTCTAATAATGGCGTAGGCAATACTCTTGGTACTGGTACAGCTAACTTTGCTTTGGCTTCAGGAGATTTTATCAGCTTTTCAGTAACTTACGAGGCGGCATCATGACTATAACTAAATTTCCCAATGTAGTTGAATATCTATCTGAAATGCCGATCGGTACAGTAATGCCGTGGGAGAATGCTAGCCAGATTCCTGACGGTTGGGAGCAATATGATGAGCTTTCCGTTGCAGAACTCCCTTGGAATCTACCAAGAGGTAGGGTATTCTTAGACGAAAGAACTACATCAAGTCAGGTGGCTGGTACAACGCAAGTCACGATTTTAACTGCTAACAATGTCCCTATGGTGGCGGGCCGTCGCTATAAAATTACATACTATTGTTCTACTGTTGTCTCTGCTTCAGTTACAGACGACGAGCTTTACACAACTCTGGTTGACCCAGGGGGTACAACGGTACAGCAATATCGTTGTTTCGTTACGGCGGCAAAGAACAACTCGGCTATTAATCTAACACATACATACACAGCAACGTCTACTGGCTTGTTTACATGGCTAGTTAGGGCAAGTGCTCTTTCTGGACAATATCAGCATTATGCCGCTAGTATTCAGCCACGTTATTTCTTGGTAGAAGATATTGGTGCAGACACTTCACAAGCTCCGTGGAACGAGGGGTGTTGGATTCGCAAGATTGCTAACTCACATCTGTATCCCCACGTTATCACTCCTATTGGTACAATTATTCCGTGGGAAAATGAGAATGCTATTCCCCCAGGATTTGAGGAATACCCTGCAATGCCAATCGAATCATTGCCGTGGAATGCTCCCCTCGGGACAATTGACTATAAGCAGATTACGACTCCTGTGGCAGCGAATGGACTAGATATTGCTGGACTAGGGATTACGTTCGATGCTGATCCAAACAGAAAATATAGATTTTCTGCGGAAGCATTCTTCCAAGGTACGGCTGCTGATGACGTATGTAATTTTAATATGCATAATGGAGCAGGTTCTACCTGGCAGCAGGCACAAACATGCCTTAGAACAGCCTCCGTAAACTATAGCGTATATCTTGCCGTACAAGAATCTGGCTTATCTGGTTCTACTACGGTACAGGCCGCTGCTGGCAAGGCCGCTGGTGCTGGAACAATTACTCTTACTGCTGGCGCTACAATTCCTGCCTTCGTCATGGTAGAAGATATGGGCGCTGTTACTCCCACGGGCTGCTGGATCATCAAGGTTTCAGACGCCACTTATTCATCTCCTGATGCTCTCTATCAGGTCGTTACATCGTCTACTCGTCCTACGGGTCAGACGGGGACCATGATCTACGAATCTGATACAGATAATCTATTAGTCAGCAACGGAACAGAGTATCAGAAGCCGTGGAATCTACCCTGGGGTGTCGTTGGCTTAACTCAAAGAGTTGGTGAGGTTAATTATCCTCAGCCCGCAGGAGTTTTTAATAGATATGTTTGGGTGGAGAATGTGCCGATTGTGGCAGGTAGAAGATACCGCATTACTGCCACATGCAATGTCTATAGTCCAGCAGGAGCTACAAATCATACTGCTGAATTGAGAGTAAGTGTGGATGGTGGTAGCGAGGTAGTTTTAGAGAGACATGAAATCGGCCCCAATGCAATATTAGGTAGAACTCAGACACTCGGACCACACTATTACGATGCTTCCGTTAGTGGTTTAGCAGAATTTGATATGTGGGGAAGGTTCGATCCCGATGATGGCGTTGTCCTTGTTGACGAAACCGATAGGGCGCTTCGCATCGCTGTAGAAGACGTTGGTCCGGCCTAATCTGGCTATTTAGGAGAATTCTGCTATAGTGTAAGTAGGGGCTATGTGCCCCGCAGATTTCTATTTAAGGAGAAAATAATGGGAGAAACAAGAGGCGCAGCAACGATTGTAGATCGTGTCGAGGGTTGGGGCCACAAGGCAGCAACAGATTCACACCGTGAGGATGACGATACTTGGGGTTCACCTTCAGGTAACGCAATTACAGCAACAGACGCACCAAAGGAAGCTACAGCTAATCGCCTAGCACGCTTAGTCGCTACACGTAATTCTGAGGCACCAGCAGACGGGGCCGTTCCTTCATGGGATGATGACAACGTTGCTATGACGGATTCTCACACAGAAGCTAGCGTTGCTAACCGCACAGCCGATTCACGCAATACAGTTCAACTAAATGACGCCAACGCCACAAAGCGCGAAGAGGCAAAGCGTGCATCTATTCTTGACCGTACAGACGGCTGGGGCCATGAAGATGGCTCATTCACATATCGTAAGGATAGCTAATGCCAGCTAAGGCCGTAAAGCCGGAACTACCTCCTGTCGAGCTTCGGGATAGAACTGAAGGCTGGGGTCAATTTGGACATATCTTTACCTACCCCGCCTATAGGGATGATAGAGAGTGGACATACATGAGAGATGGATCAGCTATTGTGATCATTCGTCCAGAGTTCAATCCTGAGCCAAGTGAGACTTCTCACGGCGACTGGTACAGAAACGGCGAATTGATTTAACCCCCTCTAGATGACATAAATCGCTAGAGTGAAGAGCGAGGGTTCCGGCCCTCGCTCTCCCTATTTATCACCTAGTAGTGGCGCAATTGGTAGCGCACCCGGTTTGGGGCCGGGTGGTTAGAGGTTCGAGTCCTCTCTACTAGACATGGCAGGCTAAAGGAATTCAGGATGCCTAAAAAAGAAGAAGAGATTAGGTGGGAGTTCTGTCCCTACTGCGGTAGCGGGTGGACTAATTGCCTTGGCTTAACAAAAGATAAAACCGCTTGGCAATATTCTTGCACTCATAGTGATTGTGAAGCCTTCTTTAAGGTCCCTGTTGGGCAGGGTGAGATGGACAAGCGGATTGGTATGGAACTAAATCCAAGGGTTTTATACTGGATGAAATGTGATGATTGTAAAAAAGAAAAACCATGCAGAGTTGTTGACCTGCGGGTTTACTGTAACGACTGTTACAACCACAAAGAGTGATATGTAGTAGTAAGAGAAAGAGCATAGAATATGACTGTGGCATTCATAGGATACGTAGAGTGTGATAACTGCGAACAGTACGTTTACATCAAGGACGTAAACGATCTGAAGATTTGGTTCCACCCGGACGATCCTAAACCACTGTCTGAAATCGAATGCACCAACTGCCATGCGATGATTCAAAGCCGCATCAGTTGGGATCACATGGTTAATTTCCGCAGAAGAGGTTGCAAGATTAGCGACCTGAGTGACAGGTTTACTCCTCTTACTGAAGAAGACATTGACAATTGGGACTTCGATGCAGATTACGAAAAATACTTCAAGAATCTCTAAGATTGGATTTTTTTCCCCGCTAGCAGGAGCCGGGACCGATATGGGGTATGGCTATGCAGCCGTTCAGTTAATTCAGGCTTGGCAACGTAAAGGAATTCCTGTTTGGGCATTTGATCGTGAGGCACCTGTTATTTTCAATATGGGCCAACCCCACTTCTATGAGCGGGTAGAAGGAAAGCTAAACATCGGGTACACCCCTTGGGAATCTACAAAGGTTCCTTCATCATGGATTATGTATATGAACCGCATGGATGAAATCTGGACAACATGCCACGAGAATGCTAGATGGTACGAGGCCGTTCTTGATGTTCCTGTCCGAGTTCTGCATCACGGTCTAAATCGTGACCATTGGCCCCTCACACGCCGTAAATTAAATGGGCCGTATCGATTCCTACACATAGGCGGTGATTCACCACGGAAAAATGCGGAGCTTGTTTACGAGGTGTTCCAAGACCTTTACTCCCGTAATCCAGACGTACAGTTGGTACTGAAAGGCAGACGTTTTTCTTTTGAGCCGGTCGGTAATAATGTGATCACTCATACCGATATCGTACCTCAAGATTTACTGCTTGAGCTACATCAATCTTGTCATGCATTCATCTATCCAACGAAGGGTGAGGGATTTGGATTCAACCCATTCAATGCTGCATCAACTGGGATGCCAACTGCTGTAACAGATTGGTCGGGTCCACAAGACTACATGAACAAGTGTTATCCGATCTTTTCTCGTGGATTAGTCGAAGCCGACTACGAACCACACGAGGGATATTGGGCTGATCCTGACCCCTATTGGGTAGAGCATTGGATGAAAAAGTTTGTGGATATGCCAGAGTTCTTTTTCGACGCAGCATACGAAAAAGCAACTGCAAATGAAGATTACTGGTCATGGGATAATATCTCGGATATCGCCGTAGAATACATGACGGATTCTTTGATGCGGCTCGGCCTTGAAAGCCTGCTGAGCTAAGATTGCTTTCTATCGAAAAACTAAGGGAGTGATTATGAATGCTTGAGGAACCCAAGTGGGGACCCGTTGGGCAGGAGGTTTATGAGCGAACCTACCAACGTGTGAAGGCGAACGGAGAGAAGGAAACATGGGAAGATACCGTTCGCAGAGTTGTTGAAGGAAATACAGGGCTAGTTGATGAGAAGTATATTGAGCCGGGGGAGCGTGAGAAGCTTTTTGATCTTATCTACAATTTCAAGGCTATCCCTGCTGGCCGTCACCTATGGGTGAGTGGTGTACCTGGCCGTCAGTTCTTGTTTAATTGTCACAGGGCAGCTTTCACAGAGCGCCTAAGTGACCACTATACGTTCGCATTTGATGAGTTAATGAAGGGTGGTGGTGTTGGTGCCAACTACTCTAATCGCTACATCGAAGAGGTTGCGGGGATCACAACCCCTGTAGCTGTTCATATTGTTTGTAATCCAGAGCATCCCGATTATGAAGACCTAAAGGCTGCTGGCGTATTGTCAGATACCTATTCCTATCTTTGGGATGGATGCTTCTCAATTGATGATTCCCGTGAGGGCTGGGTAGAGGCTTTGGCTGTAACTCTGGATTGCGCTTCATCTATTGAACCTAGCGATGGGGTGGAATTAGTTTTTGACGTTTCTAACGTTCGTGAGAAGGGCGCACGTATTCGTGGCTTTGGTGGTATCGCATCTGGCCCGATTGCTCTAGCTATCATGCTAAAGAACATCACAGATGTAACTAATAACGCTGTTGGTAGAAAGTTAACATCTCTTGAGCATATGCAGATTGATCATCGCATTGCTGAGTGTGTTGTTGCGGGAAATGTTCGTCGCTCTGCACGTATGTCGATCAAGTCGTGGAAGGATGAAGATATCTTTGACTTTATCGAGTGTAAGTTAGATTGGACGGATCACTGGTCAACCAATATCTCGGTTGAAATTGATGATGAATTCTTCTCCGCTCTCAAGAGCAAGAAGAATAAGCTGCACGAACATGCAGCAGAAGTTTATCATCGTTGTGTTGCTGGAATGCTGGAAAATGGAGAGCCAGGTTTCTACAATATCTCGTTGGCTTCTGACGGAGAATTGGGAGACGTTGGAAGCACTAATCCCTGTGTTACGGGTGATACCTGGGTCCTAACTCAAAATGGACCGAGACAGGTTAGTGAGTATTTAAACCGTCCATGCTATGTGATGGTTGATGGAAAGCCGTATAAGACAGATGGCTTTTTCTCGACAGGAGTGAAGCCTGTATACACGCTATCTACCTTAGAAGGCTATGAGCTTAATCTTACATCTAATCATAAGGTGATGACCCAAGATGGATGGGTTGAAGCTGGATCATTGCGGCCGGGAGACAAGATTGTCCTCAACAATCATGAAGTTGAATTGGATTGGGGAGGACAAGGCTCTTTAATGGATGGATATGTTGTTGGCCATTTCGTTGGAGACGGCACTTGGAGCGGTAATCGGCCACTTCTTTGCTCTTGGGGTGAAGATGTTGCTGAACTAGGTGTTCGGCAGTTTTTATCTATCTGCACTAACAATGGTGGATGGTATAGAGGGACTGAGCGATATGAGCTTAAAGCAGATGTAGTCCATGAATATCTAGAGGTGGGAACTAAAGATTTTGATCATCTGATTACTAAAACAAGTTCAGATTTCCAGAAGGGTCTTCTCCGTGGATTATTCGATACGGATGGGCATGTAGAAGGAGCATCAACTGATGGAGGAATCTCAATAAGACTATCTCAGTCGAATTTTGAGCGTCTTCAAACTGTTCAGAAGATGCTTCTTAACTTTGGAATTCGATCTAAAATAAATCGTGCCAGGACTGCTGGATTTAAGGCGATGCCAGATGGTCGTGGTGGGCGAGCTGATTATTGGACTAAGGATAATTGGAGATTGATTATCACCTCTGATGCTGAGAGATTTATGGACATTATTGGATTTGAGAACGATAATAAATCCAATAAATTCTATGAACTCGCCCGTAATATGAAGCGAGGCTTCTATTCTAAGCCTTGGACAGCAACATTTAATTCATTAGAATATATTGGAGAGCAAGAAGTATATGATGTCCAGGTGCCCGGAATAAATGCATTTGACGCTAATGGATTATATGTTCATAATTGTGGTGAGATTGCTCTTGAACCCTGGGAAAACTGCAACCTCGGGCACGTTAACGTCTCAGCCTTCTACGATGATTTTGAGGGATCAAGAGAAGCCTTCCGACTAATGACACGGTTCCTAATCCGTGCAACGTTTGGGGATATTCCCAACCCGCTTCAGCGTGAGGTTGTTGAGCGCAACCGACGTATCGGCGTTGGATTCTTTGGTTTCCAAGGCTGGCTGAACAAGCAGGGTATAAAATTCTCAGACTCACACCGGAACCGTCAGGTCAGAAAGACGCTAAAGGATTGGAAGTCGGTTGTTGATAAAGAGAAGGCTCGGTACGCACATCAACTAAGGATTCCAAATCCGATTAAGGGTACGACAATTGCCCCTACGGGCAGCATCGCAAAGCTTGCGGGAGAGTCAGAGGGTATTCACCCGATCTACGCTCCCTACTTTAAGAGAAGAATTCGTTACGCTGATAACTCTGAAAAGCTCAGAGAATTTGAGGAGCAGGGATATGAAATTGAAGACGACCTATACACCAGAAACACAAAGGTTGTCTCATTCTACGTTAAGGACCCGCTTGTGGCCGCAGTCGAAGATTTGGGAATCGATCCTGAAGTGGTGGAAGGAGCGAATGAAATCTCTTTGGGGGACATGCTTGCGGTTCAAGCAATGGTTCAAGAATGCTATGCCGACAACGCAGTCTCATTCACCGTCAACATTGAGCCAGACAGGCAGCAACAAGATTTTATGGCTCAGCAGGTAAAGGATGGAGTTGATGCTGCCGACTTTAAGATTGGCCCTCCGCTATTGTCCACTGTTGAAGCTGCAAAGGCTATCATCATCCACTACCTACCCCACGTAAAGGGTACGACAATTATGGTGGATGGCTCTCGACCACAGTCGCCATATGAGAGAATTTCTAGAGCAGAATTTGAACTAGCGGAATACATTAAAGAGATGGGTTCTGGCGAATTAGCTTGTGGCCCTAATGGCTGTCCAGATAAGTAATAGGAGAGAAGTGCGTACCCCTAAGAACTTTATTGCTACATATGAGTGCGAGCGTTGCGGAGAGGAGATGGAGATGCAAAACTTTTATGCTCCATACTTCTCCTGCAACTGCGAGGGCTGCGGAGAGTATGTCCGATATGTTGCCCAACAAGTTGAGCATAAAAGCTGGGAGTGGGACGTAGTAATTTTCGATGAAGACTAAGTTGTCGAGCACTTTTACGAATTGTAGGGATCGTATTGAAAATTAACTTTAAGACAGTTGTTATTGGAGAGCACACGGGGTATGGAAATGCCTCAAGGCTACTAGTTAACGCTATGGAAGGTCGGGGAGTGGACTTCACTCCCGATTCTTCTATTCAGCTTAACTTCTGTATGCCACCAGATTATGAGTTTCGTGACTGGACAGTTGGCTATACGCCTTGGGAATCAACTGAAGTGCCTGACTCTTGGTACGAGGGATTGGGATTGGTAGACGATCTTTGGTCTACTTCTCAATGGTCGTCTCGTGTGCTTGAGCGCATTACCGGCAGAGAAGTATTTACACTCCCGCACGGTATCGACCCTTTTTGGGAGCCACGTCAGAGAGAGTTAAAAGGCCCATTCACCTTCCTTCATGTTGGTGAGCCTGCTGTTCGTAAGGGCGGGGATATTCTACTCAAGGCTTGGCATAAGGCTTTCAGACACCGTAAAGATGTTAGATTAATCTTTAAGTGCAATAAGTATCCAATGGCTAGGGTAAAGGATCGATTCGGGTCGATTATCTCTTCACCAGCAGATATCAGTAATATTCAGGTTATTGGTTCGATTTATTCTCCTGAACAGATGCGGGAGTTGTACTACTCTTCGCACTGTTTGGTCTATCCAACAAGGGGTGAGGGATTTGGCCTGATTCCATTTGAGGCTATGGCCACAGGAATGCCAGCTATCTTCCCTGCCGATGGTGGCACGGGAGAATTCTGCAACTACTCACCTCACTTATTATTGCAATCAAAATGGGTCAGATCACCTGAAGACAGAATCCACCCTGGGCTATGGATGGATCATGATCTAGATGAAGTGATTTATCTGATGGAAAGAATGGTGGCCAATTATAGAGTGGCCAGTCGTGTGGCTTATGCAAGTGCTCAAGATATTCACCAAGACTACTCTTGGGAGACTGTTGCTGACCGTGCGATAGCCAGATTAGGGCTTTACAAGCCTTAGTTGCACCACACCTAAACCAATTTTGTAGATAAGCGGGCCTTCGTGGCCCGCTTTTTGCTATTGTACCTTCAAACGCTTAATATGGTTTAGGGAGTACGCATGTCATTAATCAAGCCTAAGAGAGTATTACAAGAGGCAGATATCGAATGGGGAGTGTGCCTATGGCAACTTCCTGATGGAACTTATATTCAGGACAGCGATGGCAACTATCTGGTTGCTGGTCCGTGCAAGGTAAGAAACCCAAAGGCTGAGGCAAATATGCGTGCTGCCGCAAGATCGCTAGGTGTCAGAGACGGCAAGCCATTCTGGTTCCCAGGGTTCCGCAAGATTACAGATATGGAATGGGAAGATCAGATGGAGAGACTAATTGACGGTAAGGTACCCGATCTAGCAGACCTATATCGGCAGGCAACAGGAGACAATGGCTAAAGCATACGCAGTTGACGATGATGACGAGAATGAATTTGAGGGCTTCACCAATGAGGACGGTGAGCCTGTCATCATTGATGACGTAACTCTGGATGGTGAACGGGATTCAGCCTATAGAAATGAGCTAAAGAAGTTAGCTGTAGCTGGCGACCCTTTTGCCGCTATCCCATACAACGCTCTAGATCGCAATGGCAAGCGCAGAGCTACACGGCTGGTCAATAAGCAACTACAGGGTAGTGGCGGGGCTAGGCCAAAGCATATCAATGTTGAGCAGATCAATGGCTATGAGCTTTACGGTCTTGCTCAACCACCATTCTCTCTTGACCATTTAGTAAATCTCTCAATTGAGAACGATACGCACTACGCATGTATCTTGCATAAGGCAACTAACATTTGTGGCCTTGGGTACAAGTGGAAGGAGCGTTCAAAGGTTAAGGAAGCTCGTCAGGCCATCGAGGAAGACGAAGAGAAAATGAAGAAGCTGACCCGCAAGCTACAGCGGGTCACAGATGGCCTTGATGAGTGGCTTGACTCGCTTAATATTAATGAGGATTTCAACGAAATTCTTTTCAAGGTTTGGTTCGATGTAGAAGCTACGGGCAACGGCTATCTTGAAATCTCACGCAACAATAAGGGGCAGATTGGATATGTCGGGCATATTCCCGCAGCAACAATGCGTGTGAGAGTTAACCGAGATGGTTTCATTCAGATGGTTGAAGACCGACTTACTTTCTTCAGAAATTTTGAAGACTTTACTACGCCTGATTACTTCGGTAAGGACCCACGTCCGAACGAGGTAATTCATTTTAAGAAGCATAATGCCAAGAATGCCTACTATGGCATTCCTGATGTGATCGCCGCAATGTCTTCAGTTGCGGGTGAGAAGTTCGCTTCGGAGTACAATCTAGATTACTTCGAAAATAAGGCTGTGCCTCGCTACGCTCTTATTGTTAAGGGTGCAAAACTGAGCCAGCAAGCAGAGAGAAAGATTCTTGAATACTTCCGTAGAGAGGTCAAGGGTAAGCACCACAATACTCTCTACATTCCTGTTCCCGCTCATGCTGGGTCAAACGTTGACGTAAAACTTGAGCCAATCGAGAACAAGGTGCAGGAGGGTTCGTTCGAAAGGTATCGTGCTGGCAACCGTGAATCTATCGCAATGGTCCACCGTGTTCCGAAGTCCAAGTTGGGAATCGGGGGCGGTGTAGCTGCGGCTAGAGAAGAGGATAAGTCCTTCAAGATTCAGGTGGTTCAGCCCGAGCAGAGAAGAGTGGCAAAGAAGATCAACCGTCTCGTAAGAGAGGTTACTGATATGTACACGTTCTGCTTTGAGGAATATGACCTTCTCGATGCAGAGACTATTTCCAGAATTAATGATCGTTATATTCGCCTTGGTGTTCTCAATGCCGACGAGGTACGTGGTGAGCTTGGTCGTCACCCACGTAAGGGTGGAAGCAAGTTTGTTGATATGGCTGCTGAGTCTGCGGCAAAGGTTGAGCTTCAGCTTGCACAGGTTGAGCAGATTAAGGCTGCGGCTGAAGCTGCTCTAAATCCACCGCTACCAAAGCCAACTCAGGGTGGAACTCCGGGGCCAAATAGAAAGACCACAGACGGGTCGAATAAGAATAAGCAAGAGGGTAAGACGCCTCAGGACCAAACAGCACAGGGTAGAGGCACAGCCGGTACAGCAGCAGATAAGGGAGAACAGACTAAATCCACAAGGCGTTAATTCGCAATAGAGCCTGGTTTTCTGTTTAATAGATACTATGCCAAAGAACGTATTGCCAGAAGCAGCAAGAGTCCTTCCAAAAGCCGGTCAATCGGTTTGGATGAAAGCTTTCAACCAAGCTCTCGATGAGGGGCAGAGTGAAACCGAAGCCTCCAAGATCGCTTGGGCTGCTGTAAAGCGTGCGGGATATAGCAAAAATTCTAATGGAAAATGGGGTAAAAGCATGGATACAGATTTCGTGCTGAATGAAGAAGACGACACATTCGTATTTGGTGCTCCGATTATGAAGATCGATGTTCAGAAGCGAATTGTTGAAGGTTTCGCTACACTCAATAACGTCGATCAAGCTGGCGACCTAGTTGATTTGGATGCTTCAGTAGAGGCATTTAGTGACTGGTTTGGGAACATCAGAGAGATGCACCAAAAGATTGCTGTGGGCAAGGCAATCGACTGGAAGACAGATGTATATACTGATCCCGAAACGGGAGAGGAATACAACGGCATTTGGGTTAGAGCAAAGATTTCGAAGGGTGCTGAAGATACCTGGCAAAAGGTTCTCGACGGCACTCTTTCTGGCTTCTCCATCGGAGGGGCAACACTAGAAAAGCAGCGGGACATTCTCAAAACTGCTGAAGGCGTCAAGAACATTTGGCGCATTACTAAATACAAGCTAACGGAGCTATCACTTGTTGATAATCCGTGTAATCGTCTGGCAAAGATCACACTGATTAAGTCAGCCGATGGCGAAGACGTGGAGGTTGATGACACAGTGGCCGATGGAGAAATCGAAAAGGCTTATAACGGGGAAACAGGTGAATTCGTTGACCTTACCCCCGCAATGAAGGGTGTTATCTCTGCTGTCGAAGCATGGCGTGATGAAGCAATTGCAAACAATGCAGACAGTGTAGTTGCTAGAGCATCAGAGATGCTTTGCGATCTACGTAGCTCATGCAGATGGGAAGCAGAAGATGCTAAGTATCATGCTGAGAAGGCAGAGAAGTCCGATGATAAAGGAGTAAACATGAAAAAGAACGATGAGACTTTGCATGAGAATGCAAATTCTGATATCACTAATGTAGAGCTTACTGAACAAGAGAAGTCTCTGTTCCGCAAGTTTATTGATTTTGTAACAGGTAATCCTGAGACTCCCGCCGAAGATGTAGAGTCTGGTGGGGCAGAAAATAACGAGGAAGGTGAAACACCAGAAATGACAAACGAAGATGTAACCAAGGCAGTTGATGAAGCAATTGAAGCTGTCAAGGAAGAAATCACAAAGTCTGCTGATGAGAAGCTGGGGCAGATTGGGGAGTCTCTAGTAAAGATCACTGAGGCTCTTGAGAAGGTCGCAACCGCTGAAGCTGTTGAGACTGTTAAGACAGAGCTTAAGTCGGAGCTAGACGCACTAGTCGAGCGTGTTGAAGCGCTAGAAAACGGTGGTGCAGTTAAGAAGTCTGGCGAGGATGCCGGTAATTCCGGTGAGAAGATTGAAAAGAGTGACGAAGGTTTTTGGTCAGGATCGCTCCTGCCCGAGTACCTAGTCAAGTAATTTAGGAGGAAAAAATGTCTACAGCAGAAGAACTACTTGAAAAGGTTCTTAACACCACAGCCATTGGCGCTGCTGGTGGCGGTATCCTGAAGCCAGAGCAGGCAAACCGCTTCATCGACTACATGTGGGATGAAACCGCTCTGACTTCTATGGTGCGTCGGGTTAAGATGAACAACCCAACGCAGGAAATTGATAAGATTGCTGTTGGTCGTAGACTCGCCCGTAAGGCTTCTGAGGGTGTTGACGACGGCCAGAATGTCGATCCGACGTTTGCAAAGATTTCGATGACAACGGTCAAGATTAGACTTGACTGGGAACTGACAACGGAATCACTAGAGGATAACCTTGAAGGTGACGCTCTTGAGGATCACGTTGCACGGCTGATGGCAACACAGCTTGGTAACGACCTTGAAGACCTATACATCAATGGAGATACGGGTGGCGGTGATGCCCTACTTTCAGCCCTTGATGGTTTTGTTAAGAGATTCCTGGCAGGTTCACACGTTGTTTCTGCCGGTGGTGCAAAGCTAAACAAATCAGTATTCAACAAGGTTGTTAAGGAAATGCCTAGAAAGTACCTGTCACGTAGAGGCGACCTTCGTTTCTTCACATCACCAGGTCTTCTACAGGACTTCCTCAACATCACAACTGACAACACGGGTGGTGCATTCCTGAACATTCAGGAGCGTGCATACACGAACCCTGGTGGTGTCAATGGTAAGGGTGGCGGGAGCATCTTCCTGAAGCCTTTCGGTGTAGAGCCTGTTGAAATTCCGCTTTGGCCGGAAGATGTAAGTGGTTCTTACTCAGGCGCAACGGGTGATCATGGTTATGGGGTGTGGACATTCCCACAGAACATGATCGTTGGTGTACAGCGTGAGATTAAGGTCTACCGTGAGTACAAGCCCAAGAAGGACGCCATCGAGTACACAGTGTACACGAGAGTTGCGAACCAGATTGAGAACCTTGACGCTGCCGTAACGGTATCGGATATCAAGGTTGACGCCGCTGCAATTAGCTAATAGCTAGGTGGTATGAATTTACTAGCAAGAGCCGGTGGCATGTAGCCACCGGCTCTACTATTGTAGGTATGCATTCGCTTTTCAAAATAAATGAGGAAGATAGAACAGCAAACTGTATTGAATGCGGTAAGGGCGTAAAGATACGTCGTAAAGGGTATCGAGCTAACGGCTCAATAATTTGGCGTTGCTCTAAGGCCGACAACGCCCGTGAAAATCTTAGGAAGCATCCATATAGAAAACATAAGAAAGATAGATGTGAACGGTGTGGGTTTATTCCCGAAGATTCCTGTCAGTTAGACGTAGATCATGTAGATGGAAACAAGGCGAATAATGAACCATCCAATCTGCAAACACTGTGCGCCAACTGTCATAGGCTGAAGACCAAGAATAATTCAGATTGGAGGTCGTAACGTCCCCGGCTCTGCTAATTTATGCATGGAGGTTATTATGCGTGAACGTAGATTGAAGGTCGCAGGCACAGTTGTATTTGACTACCGTGATCTTCTTGACGGTAGAAAGCGTAAGGGCAAGGTTCTTCTTAAGATGAAGAAGGGACCCGCTTCATATACATCTGAAAAAGGGACTCGCTTTTGGAAGGCGCATCCGTTTCAATTAGTAGATGAGGAAGAAGCCCAACACCTGCTGTCTTTTGGAGAAGACAACTATGTGTATTTCGTAGTGGCTACTCCCGAAGACGTAGAGGATTATTACGCTGACTAGTGTTTAAAGTAAAGGTAGATGACGAAGAAGCCAGAGCAATCGTAGCTCGTATTGAGGGTACGACTAAGAAGCACCGGGCACAGATTCAGTCTGAGGGCTACGGGCTTGGCTTGGCTGCTCGTCAATTTATCTTGAATAGAATTGCTGAAGACTTGGGCGAGGGCATTGGCCCATTCATGGCTGCCCGTACCAAGATTGAAATTACTGTATCGGGATCGTCCATCATCCTGAATATTTCAGGTATGTCTGAAGGTGAGGCAGGCCACCCACCTAGAAGTGATGGGACAGTCCCGCAGGTTTCATCTCCTGACGTTAACTTGTGGATGGTTCATGAGTATGGACGTAACAGAGATGAAAGCCAGGATCAAGTAACATATAGAAAGGATATTGGCGGTAAGACTGTGCAGAGGTATGGCACGGCTATCACTGCTAGCTCACCTTATATTGGCTCTATTAGAAGTCTTGTACAAAGTCTAGCTGTACAATTAAACCCATTCTTAGTGGGTGTAGCCGCCATCTCTGCATCGAACATAGCAGCCGAAAATATTACGAAGGCCACTGGTGGCAAGGTTCAAATTGATAGGTCTGCTAGAGCCGCATTAAGGCGGGCTGGCGTATCAGCTACGTCCTTGGCTCAGATGGGCGTACACAAAGTAACAGTTACGTCGAGAGGTCAGATTCTAGTCATCGGTAAAACCCCTACGGGTGCTGGTCGGTTTATGAGTTCCAAGTCACTTGGAATACCCACCAGTATCAATAGAAGGTAATTTGCAGTAAAACTCTATTCGATGTACTTTCAGGATAGAGGATTTGGCGGGATGGTGGCCGCTATCCCTAGGTCTTTAATTTTTTAGGAGGAATTTGAAAATGGCACGACAGGTAAAGAATATTCTAGTCGGTGTCGGTACCATTGAACTGTCTGGTGAACTGGATGCAAACGGCAATCCCGCAACACCGCTAGCAGACATGGGCTACACGATTGATGGTGTTGAGATTACACTAGAGCCTGACATTGTTGACATTATTGTTGACCAGCTTGGCGATGCTGCTAAGCTGATTGAGCAGTCGGTTAAGGTTATGATTAAGACAACGCTTGCTGAGGCAACTCTGGCAAACCTAGCTATCGCTTGGGGTCGTCCGGATGCTGCTTACACACCGGGTGTTCTTGGTGGTGAACTGAAGCTTGGTGTTAACCCAACGGGTAAGCCAACTGAGCGTATGCTGCGGTTCACAGGTAAGTCGCCCGAGGGTCTTGATCGTACCTACACATGCTACCGTGCAGTTTCGGTTTCGGCATCGGGCCACTCTTACAAGAGAGGCGAGGCAACGGTATTCCCTGTTGAATTCCGTATCCTCCCTGATGGCTCTCGTACCGGACAGGAATACGGCGTTGTAGTCGATGCTGAGAGCTAAGGCTTAAAGCACTAACAACTAAATATCTGAACGTAAAAGCCGCCCTAAGGCGGCTTTTGCTATTCTAACCTTAGACTGAACTTTGGAGGTTCACATGGATAAACATGATGTTAGACGAGGTAAGGATATCTTATTCGCAGATGATGTAACTCGTCACATTAAGCCATTGAGCATTAAGCAGCTACGTAAGTTCGTAAAGCTGATTGACAAGCTAGGTAGCACAACAGATGGTGCGTCTCTTAATGATGAAGAGATTGACACAATGATGGATGCCGCCTCGATCATTCTTGAGAAGGTGGACCCAATTCTTGTTGCCGACCGTGACAATCTAGAAGAGGCCATTGACCTTGCTTGTTTCAATGAGATGATGAATGTAGCAATGGGTAATGCCGCCCCGGAAGAGTAAGCTCGGGGGAAGGCATAGCCTTTGAAGACATTCCTTTCTCCGAGATTGAAGCTCGACTAATTGTAAATGGCATTGGCCCTTGGCGTAATTTCGATGAGCTAGAGGAATGCCTAATTCTTGATGAATTATTGCTGCTGAACGAAGTATACGCAGAAGAGCGCCATAATCACTTTAGAATGCTCGGATCATTCCAGGGCATCGATATTGGTGAGTGGCGCGGTAAGGAAGAGTCTGGTGATGACGACCTGCCACCAGAGCTTCTTGAGCGGGAACGTCAGTGGAAAGCACACAAGGAAGAAGTATTGAAGTCCGGTGAAGCATCGTTCGATTCCATCGGTCTTGGTTACCAACGTGTATGACGTTAAACTAAGGTTGGGCTATACTTAGCAGGTAGCCCAATCTTTTTAATAGGTGATAGCCCTTGTCCGCACCCATCGTAATTAATATTCAACTAACTGGTGACGCCAAAAGCGCAATTGCAGCCATCCGGCAGGTAGAGAAGCAACTAAAGCAAGTTTCTACTGCTGGTGTTAAGGCTAATGCTGCTGTTTCTACGGGCGTTAATGCGGGTGCTATTAACAAGACGGCTGGTGCTTTAAAGAAGGCATCTAGTGGGCTTAGAGAGTACACGACTGGCGCAAAGCTGGCTGGAACTCAGGGCGAATTCCTGACCCGTGCATGGGCAGGAAATTCTGACGTTATTGACAAGAGATACCTGAAGTCAGTTCGGGGCCTTCGTGACGCTCTGTATCGGTTCAACCTTGAGGCAGAGAACACACTTGTTATTCATAAGGGGGCACTGAAGTCACTTAGCGACTCGTCAATGGCTTTTGAGCGTTACATGCTTAAGGGCAACTTGGTAACGAGAACCCTAGACAATATGTCCAAGAGCCTTATCAATATGGGTAAGAATGCTCAGTGGACGGGTCGTCAGATGATGGTCGGTATCACAATGCCTCTACTTGGCATTGGATATGTTGCTGTTAACTCAGCAATTGAAGTAGGAAAGCTTGACAGGCAGCTTTCACGTCTTTGGAACGGTAGTGCTCAAGGTCTAGCCCAGCTTGATCAGCAGTCGAAGGATTTATCTGCAACGTGGGGTATGGCTCGCACTGAGATTAAGGAAATCCAGACAATCTTTGCTCAGATCGGTCTTACAGATATTGAAGGGCTTACTAGGGCAACTGTTCAGTTCGCTTCTATCGGTGACGTAGATACTAAGACTGCCGCAGAGATGGTGCGGGTTCTTGCACAGGCAGGTTATTCCGGAAGGGAGCTAGAGGCAACTCTGTCGAGATTGGACGAAATCTCTGACGAGACTTCTATTTCTCTAGCAGAGCTTTCTTCTTCACTACCAAGAGTCGCTGTATATGCAAAGCAACTTGGTATTAGTATTGAAGAATCTGCTGCACTTCTAGCAGGGTTCACTCAGCACGGTATTGATGCTGACGAGGCAGCCAACGCACTACGTAGCGGTCTAAACAGACTTGTACCCGCTCTTGCTGCTGTTGATGGCAAGGGGGATGTTGGTGCATCAGGAAGACTTGAGGCACTTAAGGACAGCATTGAGCTAATTAGATCAGAGGGCGGAATCAATATTTCATTCCGTGCTCCTGATGGTAGAATGCGTACTGGTCTTGAGATGATGCAGCAGCTTGCTATGGGTGTTAAGAGCCTAAATGAGCAGGGCAAGCAAGAAATTACTCAGAACGTTCTTCGTAACTTGTTCGGTGCTACTCAGGTTCAGCGTGGTACAGCACTCCTAGAGTCGCTTATGGCATCGATGGATGAGACAACTGCATCGGGTCAGGACTTGGCAAAAGCTATGGAGATTGCCAGAAAGGAAACCGATGCTGCACTTCAGCGTTGGGGCGATCAGGCAGCAATCTTCTTGGGGGACCCAACGACTCAGCTTTCAGGGCAAATTCAAAGACTCATTACTGCCGGTCAGGAGCTTGGTAAGACGCTCATTCCCATGCTTACTGGCTTCCTAGAGAAGCTAAATAACGTTCTACAGCGTTTCACAAACATGAGCGAGGAATCAAAGAAGAGTCTAGTTACATTCATTACTGCCCTAGCTATGATTGGCCCGATTGTATATATCGCAGGTCAGGGCATGATCATGATTGGGACTATCGCTAGAGGACTTGTTGCACCCTTCAAGAGCTTCTTCAATCTTGTTCACAAGCACAAGGATACATTCCAATTCACAGACGAATTCCAAAAGGGTCTGCATGATCTACAGGAAGAGCTACGTAACACAAAGGACTTTGACGGCTTCAAGAAGAAGGTCGGGGAGCTTGTTGACGCACAAAAAGCTTCTGCCGCTACGTCGGCCCTTGTTGGCGATGCCCTTGATGCTGAGGCTGTTGCTCACGGCAAGAATGTTGCTGCAATTAATGCTGAAGCTGCTGCACAGGCACGACTAAATGCCGTTAAGGCATTGGGCTTTAGAGGGGCTGATGGAAACGTTTCTCGTGACGCTCTAGCAGAAATTCCAGACAACATTATTCAAGCACCCGTTGTACCTGAGGTAGATAGAAACGCTATTCGTAATCAGATTAGGGAGCGTCTTGTTAGTCAGTATGCAGCTAGAAGACGTGGAGACTTCCTGGTTGAAGCCCGCACAACAACTGAGATAAATCCTCAGGCATTTGGCCGCACAAATGACTATGCTTCAAATCTACAGGAGTTGATTGAGCAAACATCTCTTGAGCTTGAATCTCTTGAGGGCGACAGACTTGGGCGTCTAGCTAAAGAACTAGCCGCAGAAGAAATCGGGGACGTAGACCGCTACACAGAAGCAATTAGAAATAGAAAGGCAACGCTAGAGGCTCTGAAGGATCGTCTAGATGCTTTTGAAAGAGATTGGGGCGTGCCGGTTCCTATTAAGTGGAACCCAAATGCTGCTGATCCTCTTGCATCATTCATGGAAGAGTTTGACGCTTTCCAGCGATCAATCGATGAAAGCTCTGCTGGATACAAGCGTGGTCTTCGTGAAAGTTTTATTCGTCAAAAGGGTTCAGAGATAAGCTCTGGTGCTCTTTCTATAGACGATATTGACGATCTTGTAGAAGCAACCTACATATCCCGTATCC